ACCATCCCTGTACCAGAATGCCCGTTGTGTAGACCAAGCCATCCACAGAATTATCAAAAGCCACCAAGCTGCTGTCCCACCAATCCAACCAGCAATAATGCACAATCCTGCAGGTAGCATGTAGGCTCTGCCATCCCTGCATCGTTCACGTAAATCAATAAATGCATGTGGCCACGCCGCACAGCCACCAAACATGGCTAACCCTACCCAAACTGCCTCTGGACCTGTCAACAGCCCGTAGAAGGCAACTGAGGCCACTGGAAGGGCAATTATCAAGCCGATCCATCTATCTAAATCATTATCATCAGCATCTAGTTTGAGATTCAGGCCTAGAAGGGTGCCCAAATAGAGGTAATAGGTGGTAACTACCTTTAATCCACGCAGGGTAAAGTCATAATATACCTTGGCAGGTAAGGGATTCAGGATATGCTGTGCCATAAAGCTCCAATCATCAACAATATAGTTAAGCCTATAACCCCTAAACCAGCCTCATTACTACCCACAGATCCTGCCGCACACACAGCCATTAGCAGGTAGGACTGATGAAGGAACCCCAATACCAACCCCAGCATGAACAGGGTTACTAATTGGTTACCTCGACTAACTATTGGCACTACGGATGTTACATGCATGGGATGAGCTGCAAACAGACAACCAGCAAGTAGAGAGCCAGTAGTTGTCAGATCCACACTCATGGCAATCCAAAGCACCTCTAAACTGATGATTACATGTAGAAGAACATTGACAGCCAACCAGGTCTGCCGAACTTTACCAAATATCTTGAGCTGCCAATACCAGGTTAATCTCTCCAACCATCGGTAAGGCCCCACAGAGAACAATTTAAGACCAATCCTTTGATGCTCAGTAGCCAGATTATCTATCATCTGGGCAATAGGCAGGTCATCGTAGACCAGTTCTTGTCCACGTATCAGTAATGGGTGATAGGGGATTATGGCAACCAGGGCTACTATCAGCTCAAGGGGTAACCAGATTTCCATCTTGTGGGGGTATGCAGGCTTTGTTCAGCTTTGTTCACCTCATGATGAACAAGTATCTGACAGATATATATATATATATTGAACTATCTATTAATGACTAAGGGCGTATTCAAGGTTGGCTAGGATAAACAATACCAACCCCACTGCAGCACTAATAAAAAAACCCATAACTATGATCTTGAGGAGATAACCTAGCTTTGTCATTGAGGTACTGCTTGTATAGGAGTTGTCTGCCAAGGTCTGCTCGCTAATTCAGGGCTGGGTGCCTGTTCCTGCCTAGAACGCTCAAATTCGTTAATCCTTTGTGCCCAAAATGTGGCCTGAGGTACATTGCCCTTATTTAAAGCAGTTATCAAATTCCTGAAAACTGTCCTAGATCCTGGATGTCTGACTAACAAACGTGATGTAAGATTGGCTGCTAGAACCATTGTACCTGTCCTCATCAAAGCTGCTGCTTCAATAATTCCCTGTAGTACTAAAGCAGCAGATCCAATAATGGCCCCTGATGCTACCAACCGAACAACCATCTGACCTGGGGTAGACTGGGGCTGGATGTCAAACAGATCTGCTGTTAACTGAACAATTCTCTTAGCTGGTCCTTCTCCAACAAGCTCTGCAAGCCTGCCTTCCATTCGTTCAACATTTCTCTTCATTTGCTGGGCACTTAACCGCTGTTGAGCAATTTGAAGATCATCAGAAACACCTGCCCGTTTCAGAGTTGTTTCAGTCAGCTGACCACCAGTAGACTTGTCTATGATATCCCGCCTTACCATCGCAGCAGCAGCATCATCCAATATGTCTCTGGGTACCAGCTTCTTCAGAGCACGAATAGTTTGTGTAGGAGATCTTGAAAGGATACCTGTGACAGCCTCTGGTGAAGAGTTCAACAACTGTTTAATGGTTCTCTCTCCAAGCATTCCTGCAGTCTCACGCCAGATGGCATTGGCCTGCCTTAGTTCAGTCAATAGATCAGCTCTGCCGGACTGTATTAGAGCTTCACTCATAGCTGCATCAGTAGCAGGAGCAAGTTGATTGACAATACCTGCCTTCTTACCTGGTAAGGGATCATCCAATGCACGAGCAGCCCTTAACAAGTCAGATCTAGCATCTTGAAAAGCTTGGAAAGGTAAACGATCTGGAGCATTGACAATCCTATCTAAAGTTCCACGAATGCTGGCAAAGTCTGCAGGATTAATTAGTAAAGACTCATCCTTAAGCCTTTCAAGAATGGGCTTGGCAAGCTCCTTTAGGCTAGCTGTCTCTGGCATGACTGGACTGACACGCCGTGGAACCTTTGTTTCCACAATCCTTGGATAGGCTACATCCGGGTCAAATCCACGTTTGGTAATTAACTCTGTAGTAGTACCCAGTTCCGCATCAATCCTTCCATAAATCTCACGGGCAGGGGCATTTAACCTAACTTCACCCTCATCCAATGCATTTAGGAAAAGCTCACCAACATCTACAGCATCTAGAGGCCTCTTACCAGAACGGATGCTATCAATAATTTCATTTGATATAGTAACTGCAGCTTTTTCCTGTGTATCCCTCATACGCCTAAACACAGCAGCTCCACCTGGCACACCTTCTAAAATTGCCTGCAGCCACTGTAACCTGCCAGTTCTTTGTGGATAAGTCTTGGGAATACCTGTGACAATTCCAGGTACAGTAGGAGATACCCTTTTAAGCCTGCCCTGAAACGCAGGAATGGACTGCAATAACCCCTCTGTAACGGCCCCACTTACATCCCCAGATTCTGCTGTTTTGGCAATAGAGCCTAGCATGGGGCCAAACACAGGTATATTTTCAATGCCAGCCCGACCCTGCTGAATATTCTGAACACCGCTAATAGCTTGCTGAGCCATGCCAGAGGCAGTACCTACAGGGTCACGAACCGTTTGCTCGATGCCTTCAGCCATATCACCAAATACTCGTTTCAGAGCACCAATGGGACCAGTTGTAGGCTTCTTGGGAATTTCATCAAGTCCTTGAGCACCCCGGAGACTCTGAACAAAAACCGTCCGTTTCATGATGTCGTCGGAGAGATGACTGGGTACTGTTACTGTAGTAACTTTACCATTCTGGTCTGTGTATTGAACCTCAACATTATTCGGACCAGCAGGGCGCTTTTCATACTTTTGTGGCACTAGAACTCCTCAAATTTACCACCTAGCTTTTTATCAGCTGTAATCATAACGTCAATAATTACTTGAAGTTCCTTTAGGAATCCAGACTCACTCTGTGAAGCACGCAAGGCTGTTCCAGCAGCTCTAACCTGCGCCAATTCTGTATCTGACATAGCTCCCAAACCCTGCATTAATTCAAGGTTAGGTAATGTAATCTGGGCAAGAAGCTGTTCTAGCGAGGCCATAAAATCTGCCTCAGGAGTCCCAGGAAGAGGATCAGACTTAGCACCAAATAAGAAAGCAAAACCCTTTGCCCCTACAGCTCCTGTAAATCCTGGATGGGTTTTCAATTTCTGGGCATTAACAAGGGCACGAGCAGCGATAGCCTTCCTAAGAATATTCCTCGTGTCTGGTTTGTCAAGATCTCTGAGATCCTTAACAATTTCTAAGGTATCTACGTTAACAAGTTGGCTGTTTATTACCTTTAGATTGTCAGGTATAGGTCCACTAAAATCAGCTATCACAACACCTGTGCTGCTATTAACCAACTTATCACCGATGACTTTAGTATCTACCTTGGTTTCACCATATATCGCATCACCTGTATCTGCATCAACAAGAACACCATCTACAACGACTGTATTGCGTTTTGGGGCTGGGGCAAACCGATCCCTAATAGTTAATTCCTGGATTAGATCTAGTCCAGTTGCCTTTCTTTCTTGAGCAGCCAAAGTCTCTGGGGCAGTTACTTGTTGTGGACCTAAGCCAGGTATATCTACAAAGGGAGTAGGTGCTTGAAACCGTGTTAGCCCTGGTTGCTGCTGTGTGCCAAGAGCTGGACGACCACCAATAGGGGCTGCTTGTGGGACAGGTGCGGGGCCAATATCAATACCTGGCTGTTGGCGAGCAATATCAAATCTCCTCCCAGCTAGGTCAAATTCATGCATCTCTGCAGCACGTCTAGCAGACTCTTGTTGCAGTGACATCTGTAAATCCTGAATTGCCCTCTGCCTGTCAATAGCTTCCTGCTCAAATGGAGCCTGCAATGCACCACCTAAACCAGCAGCAAACTGTCCTCTACCCCTGGCTTGGCTAGCGGCCTGCAACCCTCTACCAAATGCAAAAGTAAAGTTCGTTAGCAGTTCTTTAACAAAGTTGGTACGTTCTTCTTGATCTTGTGTTGGCATCTAGCTTTTGCCCTTGCATGGTTTGCCCTTAGAGCAATTACCACAGCAATTACTATGCAATAAGCTATGAGTTAATATAGCTATGGAGAGTTGGGGTGTCATTTAAAAACAGGGTCTCTGTCCTGGCATAAATCCACAGTTAATATTTGGATTTTGGCCTCCAGGGAATCTTACACCCCACAGTGGATCGTCTATGGGCCAAGGCCGCACTGGAAAATTGTTAAGGTTGGGAAAAGGTGTGTTGCTAATGTCAGGAGGTATCGTTTCAAAGGTTTCATTATTATTCGGGTTTCCTCTAAGTTTATTGAGAGCCTCAATTAATTTAGGGGCAGTGCCAAGAAGTGAGCCAAATAAAGATCCACGTAACTGAGCACTTAAGCTAGAGGGGTCCAAACCAGCAAACGCCTGTGCAAATGGTGCAGCAGCTTGCACAGCCCCTGTACCTAATTGAGCTGCCCCAATGCGCTGTTGAGCACTACCCAGAGAAGCTTGCAGTAAACTAGAAGGATCTAAGGCTCCTGCAGTTGCACTGAGCACACTAGGAGCTGTACCTAATGCCTGTCCAGCTAATTGATTGCTTTGAAGTCTGGCCTGAAGATCTGCCATAATGGCATCCCGTTCAGACTGTGCGCGTAAGCCAGCAAACTCACTGGCAATTTGACGGGATGGTCTTGCAATCTGAGCTAATCCTCCTGGTTGTCGTCCACCAATAGCACCAGAACGCAAAAGTTGGGTATTTAAGGCCTCTGTAGCTTGTCTCTGGCGTCCAGGTAGATCGGCCATACGTTGTTGCAGGAAAGCAGCTCTTTCACGGTCAGATAAACCCTGACCAAACTGACCTAACTGTTCTGTTAACGCAGGATCGATAACACCGAGCTGCTTCATTGTTGCAGCCCGTTGTACGCCTCTTTGTTCTCCAAATAGGTCTTGGAACCACTGTTGCTGGTTAGTAAATTGTCCTAATAGTTGATCACCAATGCCAGCTCGCCCTAAAGCTCGCTGAAGAATTTTAGCAAGAAAGGACTGGGCTTCATTACCACCTGCTGGGGGTATTCCTTCAAAGCCCCCTGACCCTGGAGGTGGTACTCCTGGATCACCTGTGTCACCTGGACCACCTGGTTCTCCTGTGCCAACAGTATGTGTGCCTGTAATCGTAAAACCACTGGCTAAAAGTTTATTGAGATCTCTAGATCTTTGACCAGGGTCGCCAACATCCAGTCTGATATTTTTAATTTCCCCAGTCTGTGGATGTATCAGACTAACAACACGGCCAATTGGAGAGATATTGCTGGGGCCTGGAGGTAACTGTGTTGCTCCACCACCATTTTGGCCTGGATCATCGTCTGCGATAACATCACCATTATCACCTGGGAAATCATCCCTACCGTTAATGACATCACCGTTATCATCATCCAATCCAATGTCTAGACCAGTAGTACTACGTCCTCCAGTGCGGGCTTGATCAGCATTTAACGCAGCTGCCAGGTCAGTAGTCGTAGCAGGCAAACCAAGATTAATAACATTAATCTTAGTACCATCATTTCTTTCAAGCAGAGTTCCAGACGGGGTTCTAATTAGACGTGCCATATATAGTCCTTTTCAGAGTTGACTATACCAGATATGGGGGTTAAAAGGATAGTAGATCAAATGGCTATGATAATTTCATGAGGTCGAACAACAACCAGAGTGCTGGAAGCCGTTGTAGCCTTATATTGGCCTTCCTCCAGGTTGTTGATAGCTCTTTCTGCAATACCTGCTGTGAAGTTGAGATGAACCCAATGCGTGATCTGCTGAGCGTCAAAAAAGGGCACATAGAAGGTGCCAGCAAAGTCTGTTTTGATTGCTGACATATCTGGTTCCCATATCTCAACCCGAAGTGTGATGGCATCTCCCAAGACAAACATGTTTTGCTCAGTCCCTAGATCATTCTTGGTAATAACCTTGGCCATTGGCTTGGTTGGCAGGGCAGCTGGAGCAGAAGTCCATGAACTCAAAAAACCAGTATGGTCATAGGGTGTGGGGAATTCACTATAAACTTGATTATCCACATCCACAATAACTTCAGGCAATCCAGGGTGTTCTGTGGGGTGTTGCCTAAAATCCTGGTCCAATCGCAGTTCTGTGTAGGAAAGGCCAGATCCATCCAACTGCCCTCGAATGGTGTCTGACTCAGACCCTGCCAAGGAATAGAAATAGATAGATTTCATGCACCACCTGTTGAAACTACAATGCAGATACCAGAGCCTCCAGCACCACCAGCAGCAGCTGAACCTGAGCCAGTACCACCACCGCCTCCCCCTCCAGCACCAGAATTAGCTGCACCAGCACTTCCTACAACAGCCGTTCCAGAGGTTGAACCATTACCACCTGCCGCTCCAGCAGCATGAGCACCACCACCACCGCCACCGCCACTTCCATCTGAACCACCTCTGCCAGTTCCACCTGCTCCAGGCTCACCCAAACCAACAATACGTGCAGGAGGATTTCCATTAGCCCCACTTGACCCACCAACTCCACCAACCATACTTGCCCCAAAAGTTGAATTAGTGCTATCAACAGTGCCACCTTCAGTATTTCCCCCACCACCTCCACCAGATGCTTTTAGCAGGGAGCCAAAAGTAGAGTCTCCACCTGCAACACCACTCCCCCCTCCTCCACCAGCAGACCCACCTGCTCCACCAGATCCAAGAGTTACCGTAACATTGTCTGTTACTTGAATATTACGAATGGCAACCGCACCCCCAGCTCCACCACCTCCAGCCTCAGTACCATTAGCGCCTCCTCCACCACCACCAGCACCAACAATGTAGACCCGAACTCCAGTTTCACCTTCTCTTTCCCAAGTTCCACTGGATGTGAATATTATAGTTCTTAGCACACGAATTCCATCAATCAGCAAATCGCCATCAGCATTAACCTCAAGGCGACCTCCTATAAGGATTTGATCATCTTCAGTTGTCTCTATATCATTTCCAATAACAACACAATTATTATGGTTAATATGTGATCGAAAGCCAACCAAGGAACCATTGACACCATTTATAACAGATTGTGCGCCAACAGCAGTGCTTTGTGTCCCAGTTATCTGGACATTGTAGCCAGCTCCAACACTAGCAAATCCTTTAACACTGCCCTGATAGCCTAAAACAGTGGCACGATCCTCAAGGGCATTGGCATAGACACCAAAAGCAGCAGCTAATAAACCCCCAGCTGAGGCACCAAAACCAAACTGCGTAGCCTCCTGTACCGGGCGAATAGGCACAGGATTACCCTTTGCATCTCGCCTAAACCGTTGAAGATTGCCAGCTTCTGTTTCACGGTCAGTTGGCAGGATGAGTTTAGTTCTAAATCCTTTGGTAAAACTAGTCGGCATTCGCAATTATGAGAATGGGTTGCCAGCTTCCTGCAGAACCACTATTACTAGCAGTTTGATAACAGGTATCGCAGATATTCACAATGATTTCAGGAGAAATGACCTGTTGGTAGGTTGCTGGAATATTTCCGCACCATTTGCAGTCATGCAAATTCATATTGCCAAGTATCTGTTTTTCTGCCATTGAGCCTCATGATTTGAATCGTTTCTTATGTTTCTTGCTAGTCTCAAACACCTTGATCTCTTTGATATATGATCTAGGAATGACTATCGGATCTTCTATATCCCCATTTGAGTATAGATCACGACTAACAGCAACACTATTTTTGTCGTTGCGTAGCAGAATTCCAGCCGTCAAAATGATAAAACCATCTTCTTTGGTAACTTCAATAGGCTGTCTACCTTCTAAATGATAAGCATCTAGCCAAGCAATATAAGCTATTTTCATTAGTCTAGCTTCAAATCTTTAGTGTGTTCTACCAATATCTCTATAACAACCTCGTTCACCCGTTTCCCACGTAAAATTGCCATAATCCTGAGCCTTTTGTGCAACTCAACAGGTATTAAAATCTTTGGATTGATTAGCTGGGTATCCCCAATATTTTCGCCTATATACTCACCCATGTACGATGCTCCTTGGTCTTAGATCTAAGGTTTACAGTTATGATTGGAGCTGAAAGCGGTGATGGAGTCATAAGCCCTCGCTCAGCATAATCCCCTCTGATAACACCACCTATACGATGCCCCACAATGTTAGATCTGCTAAATCCTCCAGAACTAACCAAAAACACATCCCTGCTCTCTAGTTCATGTTCGCTGTTGCGTTTGCCCCATTTGATGAATGGTCTGGATAGATGGCTTGCTCCCAACTTTGTGTCATGGCCAAGAACATAAACCTCTGCTCCTTGTAGACCAGCTGCAAGGTGATATATGCGGTTGAGAGTACTCCCAGGTAACTTGCCACCACCTGTGCCATGATGAACATAAATTACCCAATCAGCACTGGGCACTCGAATGAAGGCAGATGTACCTAGAAATTGGCATTTGAGCTTTTCAGCTAACCATTCATCTGTTGTCTCGTTCTCAATTTGGTAGAAATGATGGCCCTCAACGATACCCATCCATCTACCTACAGTTGGCTTGAGAAACTTGTCAAAGACCTCCTCAACCAGTTCACGGGACTTCTGACTGATAGCATCCTTAGAGGTATCATAGAGATCAGCACGCATTAGCCTCTTACGATTGGAAGGGCTAAGGAAATCAATGTAGTCACCTGTGCCTACAAAATATGCCCCCAACTCAAGGCAGTAATCTATATGACGTTTGAGTTGATCTTGAGCTGTAGATCCAGCTTCACCTGACCATTGGATGTCTCCAAGAGGACAGACTACCAATTTTTCTAACGATTTTGGGATTGAAAATGAGATAAGTTGCAATCAATTACTCCGGTATAGATGGGGCAACTTCTTCGTACTGCATAATGTCATAGACTGTACCAGCCCAAGTCACAGTACAAAGACCACAACCGACTTCCTTCATTGCTTTATCTAAATATTTCCCCCCTGCAGGTGATACATCTTTAGTGAGAAGTAGAATAGACCCATCGTTACGTTTTAGATAAGAATAACCATTATTAAAAATTGGAGGAGTGGAGTTTAGTGCTTTAGCAGCACAGCCAGAGCATAGGACCAATAGAATTAGTGATAACAGAAAATGTCTCATCTATTCTCACCTTTTACTAATCCTTAGTTAAATAGCCAACAGACATTGCATGCAGGATGAATTCACTATTGGCCGCTGCCCATGTTATTTGTATTGAGCACCTGCGGCCTGAATCACTACGATTCCCATCATACCATTGTTCAACTAAAGTTGTTCCTGCTGTTCTATTGGGAGTGTCCTTGGCAGAAGCTGCAGCCGTGAACGTACCTGTTTTGGGATCTTCATCAAACAGGAATGTGACATTACTTGGAACTATTGAATTACGTTCTACAATGATGCTCTCCAATTGACCAACTTGTCTTGGGTTATCAGGATCTGTAAAGTCTAATAAGTTAGTTATAATATTGGCCGAATAGTTAGTACTTTCATCTTGAAATGTGGCTGTATTCATACGCAAGGGCACATTTGTACTGCCGTTTGTGCGGCCTAAAAACAGCCTGTGAGTGCCATTAGCTGTCTCTCCTCTGCCTACAGCTGTTGGAGTGGTAATACTCCAGGGGGGATACCATAACTCTAAATCAAAGTCATAAATAAATAGCTTATTCCCACCACCATCCATCAACACAAGCCAGTGTCTTCTACCATCATCCCAGAATGTCATATGGGCATTTGAATGATTGATCGTTTCTATATCACTACGAATAGGCTGGCTGATCTCCTTAATCTCTACGCCATTGGTAACTCTAACAATATTTCCTGTGTCCAGCCATCCAATGATGTCTCCTGCAGAAGCTACTGTTGCTCTGTTATGTACCCCTCCAGTAGATGACAAAGTGTCTCGTCTGAAAGTTGAGAGAGAGTCTCCGCTGATTCTGAATATGCCACTTCTTGTGAAGACCAGAAGGAACCCCCCAGTAGCAGCCAGACCTGTGATTTGCTGGCCAAATCTGTATTCATTATCCAAAGGGGCTGATTCCTCAAAACGCCCATTATTGACCTCCTCAAAACCAGTATAGTAGAGACTATCATTCTTAAAAAACCAGATGCGGCCTGCAAACAAAGTAGGCTGGAATCCAGCTCTAGGTTCCTCATTAATAGTTGGTATAGGAGATTGAGTTGCCTTTAACTGGGCATCTGTATTGCTGTCGGTATGCTGAAAATCACTACCATTTGCTGTGTAGGCCTTGGGGCTGTCAGACCATTCAAAATGGATACTACCACCATCTTGTGTACGATAAAGATGAACACGATCAACCTGATCATCTGTGGTGCCACTTCCTGAAAGGGTCCAGTTCTGTGTGGCAGTTGTCTGGGCATCAGATACAAGGCTAACGTCTGAGATATGCTCTGTGGTGGAGTTTCCAAAAGCATAAACCCATGTATGTTGAATGGATGCTGGAACATTGCCAGCACCACTATCTGTCATAGTTGGAGCAATGCTGGGGCCAACAATTCCCCAGCTTCTAACATTAGTACCGTCATAACGCTCCATATCTGTACCATTGGCCATGAAGACGTTGTTGTTGGCAATAGTAAAATCAAAGGGTTCAGCCGTAGAGGATGTGAATATAAGCTGGAATGTGGTGTCTGTGCCGACTTGCTGTTTGTATATTCTTGACAGACTGCTACTTATAACATTGGTAAAGACGTAATGGACACCTGCCCAAGATTGCCAATGAGCAAATCGTTCAATGGTAAAGGCACTGGTAAAGTTATCTGCCGTGTGGGTTGTGAAGCCTGGTCTGCGGACTAGATCACCATTGGCTTCAATGGCTACATTACCTCCAGAAACTAGTCTAGGTTGTATAGCAGAGGTAGAGGCATATGGCACATAGGGCAGGGCCATGGGGTTGAATTTGTGATGTCTGACTTGGCGTGGTAGGGGCATTCAGCTACCTCAGCAAGGCTCACGTCCCAAATAAACCAGGATTAGTGCCCCTAAAATCACCAAAATTGGCATCAGGAAATTGGGGCTGATCTGCCCAGTCTTCAGTATCTGCCATGGCTTGGAGGCTATTCATATAAGTGCCAAAAGCACCTGTATAAGCGCGATTACCTGAACGATCAATCCTCATTTCACCTGCCCTAACATCATTAGTAAACCTATAGATGTAATAAATCAGGCCATTTACCACAACATCAATATGACGATCATCGTAGGCTATGGAACTTGATAGAGCAGTTACATTTGTAGGGTTGTATTGGTATTCACCATCAATCTGAACAGTGACATCAGTAGGCAGATTTACAGAATATTCCAAACGCAACCGATCATTAGTGCCCTCTTTAATATAGGCAATACCTCTATGGCCATTAAAGGTTTGCTGAACTTGAAGGTTTGGCGGTAGATATTGCCAAAGATTGAGCATCTTATATTGATCAGGGGCTGTGTCTGTGCGAGTCAGCCATAATTTTGTCAGCTTATAAACATCAGTGTTGGAGATTGTGTAGTCTTGAACACTGGCCGATAATGAGATGCTTGTCAGATTGGATGATGTAAAAGACCATGGCAAAAACTTCCAGATTTCCTTGTTGACCATATCTGCAATGCCAATCTGGGCTGCAGTAGTAATGGCTGTTGAAGAGGAAGCAACAGTGGCAATATCGTAGGCGTTTTGAAATGTATATGTGCTAGCCATTTTAATCTGTGCTAGGATGAAGACCCATGACGGAGAAAAGCACCTTGGCCAATTTTTGGTGAGGTGTGATGGCCTGGGCTGGCTTCGGGGTTTAACCTACGAACACACCAGCTTGGGCCATCTCTCTTTTAAAACTTATTTCTAAGGCGTTCGACCTCATTTTGCAGATCGTCTACCTTTTCCAGAAGCCTGCCATACTTGACAGCAGCAGCAACTAAGGCCAATAGAACAGTCCCAGAAACTCCCAGACCAACGACATCAATTAAACGCAGCCCTATTTCAGTTGCACCAGTACCTGTACCAGCTAGCTGAGTGACCAACATTAGAACCAAGGCTGCACCTAAAGGCTTCATGACTAGAAAAAGCTGCTGCCATCTCCTATCCTTGAACGGCCACCTATATTGGGTATACGGTCAGCCGGAACAGGCTCCCATTCCTTCATGCAATGGATACAAATACCCACATACATTTGGACAGATCCTTCCTTGGCATGATCTCTAGTATGAGCTTGACCCATGATAGCACTGGTTCCATCTTCCTTAAGATGGTTACAGTTATCCTCATGAGCCTGTTTTAATTCCTGTGCCCTGAGCATTTGCTCTCGCAACATTTTACGAGAGTTCTGCCGTAACCTTTTCTGACGAGCTTCTTCAGCCTGTGTCTCCTCGTCTGGCTTTTTAGACTCCTCAATAATCTTGGTGAGTTGTTCAGCCGTCAGGTTTAAGGTGGTGGATGGTTTTAATGTTTTCTCTAAGGGCATAAATCTCCTATTGCGTGACTGCCACTTGCCAGCGTGGGTTATTTCCAGCAGGCACACCAAAATACTTATCTACCTGTGTTTGTGTAATGGCCTGAACTCTAATTAGACGGGCAAGAACAGTTCTCCAACCCCAAATCATATCGTCAACTGTAGGCGTGGAATGCATTTGACCAGTCTGATTAGGATCAGGACGATCCTCAAAACGAGGTATGAACATATGATGCTCAGGCATAATACCCCGTTGCATCCTTGTGATGAACTCTCTATGTTCACCATCTGGACGAATGGCTTGGGGGTGTAATCGATAGACCCCCATCAAATTGGCGTCTGCACGAGCTACCTCAAAATGAAGGTTTGGATTGAGCTTGTGTAGTTTTGAGATTAACTCTGTAGAGTGCATGGCACACCCCACTTGTCCAATATCAGCCTCTGGGTGTGTAGTCACTACCCCCGTAGCTGGTACAGACGCTTTATCTGCATTTATCTGTTGGCGAACTGCATCAGATTGCTGCCGCTGGGTGGCTTTCTTAGCGTCAACAGCAGCAACCTTAGCAATGCTATCTTCAGTTTTGACCAGCATGAATCAGTTCCAGGGATGAACCTCCATGACAGACCCCCAGACAGTATAGGTCAAGGTTGTTGTACCTGTACCTGATATGCTGGCTGTGATGCGATGATCCTTCATAATAAGACCATCATTGGCATCAGCAGTTGGACCACTAATTTGTGCTAAAGTCTGCTCGGCAGCTGCATCCCCAGGTCCATGATAGTTCTTAAAACGCAACTCTCGCGTTCCAGTGGATGTGGTTATCGAGGCTGTACGACTATGCTCATAGAAGGTGGTCCCTCCATCAGGGCTGTGTTCCAAAAGAAAATCAACAGCAGCGGCCCCAGCACCAGCAGTATCCGTAAAAGCAGTAACATCAAATATCAAACGAATATGTGCCGGAGTGCCTGTAGGCAGGGCATTATTCGTTCCACTTAATGTAGTGGACGTATCTGAGGTTACTGAAGCAGAAGTAACCAAATTACGACTAGTTGTAAATGCTGTTCCCATGGCTAAACCTCCTCAAGCACAAAGCCATCTAAGACAGCCTTGTTGGATGCGTTACCAGCACTAAATGTACCAGCAACAATAAAGCCATTAGTATCATCAGCATCAGGGTCAATCGAAGTAATTTCGTTATCTGAGATGGCCGCAGTCGTGACACTACGGTTAACCATGGATGAGCCAACCCCATTCAGTTTGTTGGACGTGGTGTCCCAGGTCAGCAAAGACTCAATCCACCAATTGCCAGACTCAGAATTGACCGCTTGTGCTCCGCTACCTTCAATCTCTCGACTGGCTGTAATAGTCGCAGAAGTTGCAGAAGCATGATAGTGAATCTGAACCGTGAAATTGGTTGTAGTTCCACCAGTAACCCTGCCCCAGGCTCTGACTTTGAACATTGACGTGGTCGTACCATTTGCCTCAGCTAATTGACCAGCTGATGGCAGACGAAGGAACACAGGCACAGTTCCGTCAGATGTAAAGGCAACTTCAGTAGTTCCAGTACCACTCTGATTCAACTCACGAGGGGTAACAAGTGGAACGGCAATAATAGATGCTCTTCCCATAATGACCTCCCCTAAACCAGAGTGGCGTCTGAGTTAATAGTTCGATACCGTAACGTGGTCTCATCAAGCAGTACAGAGACAAACACATAACGATAAGAGATTGCTGCACCAATCTTGCCTTCAGGATCTGCCAACTGGGGTCGTCCAGGAATGACATTAACGCGAAATGCCTGTCCACCCCTGCGCGGGTCACGCATAGGTCGGCTAGGGCCACGTCCAGCAAGTGAAACAGCACCTATAGCACCACGGCCCACAATGTAGCCAGCATAGAGGACATTAGGTGAGCTACCACTGGTGCCCACATTGGTGGACTCCATGATTCTCACACCCTCTGACTTGCCAACTTCATGGTTCAAAGCCTGTGACGGGTTGGCGTATTTCATTACGTCAATCCAGCCACCAGCAGTGTTATCGGCTTTGATGTCATGAGTGATATAGGGGTGAAAGATGCCAGTAAAATCACTACCCATTCTGGGCAGGACATTGACAGCTTTAAGCAAACTAACATTGGATCGCAGATCTGAAATGGATGTAGATGCACCTGATAAAGGTGCCGTATCGTTGCCAGTGTTGGACTCCAGCTCCACTCGGATAATCGTATCTATTGACAGAGCTGCACGGTATCCCAACTCACGGGCAGAATTTTCAACTATAGGATCAATAGCTGTTTCCTGCAGCAATGAGGCAATAGTGATGAAGTCACTAAACTCACTGACAGTGGCTGAGATAGTGCTGGTCGATGGAGTAATTCCAGTTCCTACTGTTCCTTCGGCTGATGGAGCAGTGTTAGAACCAAAAACACCATAACGATAAAACTGAACTGTTTTTCCAGATCTGCGAGGAATATCATCAGGCTCTGTGACATCCATAAAGACCAGCATTTGCTTCAGATTATCTAGAGCAGTGCGCTCATAATAAACCGTAGCTAAATGATTTAGTCCTGGAGAGGTCGTCAGAGTTGACGCTGGCGTATAGGCCATTTTCAATTACCTCACTAGAAGTTATTGTTGTGGATAGGCATAAATTGCCCACCCAGTTCAAAAACCGTTGAGGTTGTCTGCCTCTAGGCTATGGCCAAGCCAGTTGTCTTTGGTATGGCAAATGAATAGATACCTTGTCTTGTATCTATCCTATTTAGTTATACCAGATGTTGTGGTTATTGTCTAGTGGGTTGGGCAGTAGACCAAAAAGTAACCCCCCAGTAAATCGTAAGGTAATTCAGCCAGGGGGTTAGGAGTAAATGGAGATTAGCTTCTAACAGTCTAACATATCTTAACATGTCTCAATTAAGTTTGCTCAAATACTCCTTCTTTCTCTGCCAATACCTTTAGTTTATCCATATCCATGTGGTAAGGATCAGGTTCATTAGTAGTGAGTTCACCAGTGTCTGTAGTGGTTACAACTGGTGGGGCATTAGATCCTCTAGAGGTGGTCTCTTCAGCAGTTTCTGTAGTTTGCTCTATGGCCTTGATAGAACCCTCATTCTTGAGTTGATAGAAGGCTAATTCCAGGGAGTTGGCACTGATATCCATACCCAACTCCTGTATTCGTTTAGTTACTGCGTCAGAGGCTTCTTGAGTCGCAGGCCATTGCTCACCCACCCTGCGATGGAATTCCTGTGCTGCCAGACCTATTTGCATCTGCTCGTTAGTCTGGTTGAAGTTGTTGAGTTTAGTTGTTAGCTCTTCAGTAGACATGCCAAACCTGAACTTGTCCATATAGTTTTGGGCAGCAATGGGGTCTGTAGAAAGTAAGCTGTAATATTGCTGTTGTTCGAACTGAGCCTGGTCAGTTGGCTGCTGTGGTTGTGTAGGTTGTTGATGTAGTCCACCAATCAAGGCTGTATTCTGATCACGTAACTGCTGATTTTCAACCTCACGCTGCTTCATGGCATCTACAGCAGCCTGGTGAGCCTTCTGGCCATCCTCTAATGTTCTATAGGTCTGGGTCTTATCACCTACGTTAATGGTGTAGGTTTTAGGTTCAGCTGGGGGGTTAGCCTCTTGAGAGGCAATCTGGGCAGCAATTTGCTCTGTAGTTAAATTGGTAACGTCAGTCTGATTGTCATCAGGCATTTTTAGTCCTTTGTCAGGGGGTTAGAGTTAAATCAATTAAACAGTAAAATTATCCTTAGATTCAGTGTTCTCAATGTCCATGGCTAAAACTGGGTCTGAAACCTTATCCTGAACTGGTATAAGCTCCTGTAAGACTTGGTTTTTCATTTCTTTATGCCAATAAAGACGTAGCTGAATTTCCTTCAATATTTCCTCGGCTATTATCCAACGTCTTTGAAGACCATGGACAATGTCCCCACTAGAGGATTTGCAGTTCCTAAGCTTTTGCAGATAGTCATTAGACATATCTTCTATCTCGTCTAGCAGCAATTTATAACCAGGATGATCCATTAAAGCCTCTGCTAATCTGCCCTTTGTGATTGCTTCAATGGAGGCTTTAGGGATGAATTCGTCAGGTTCTGACATTTGTGGATGCTGACTTTAATAGCTCTTTAGACATACCTTGTAGGATAACCTTAGCCATATCTGCTTGAGATTTCTGACCCTGCAATTCCTCATCCTGCTCAAATTCCTGGTTACTTAATTCACGTAGATCCTTCATGCGCTCTTGCTGTAGCTGCAGTTTTGTCTGTTCTGCATCAGGCTGACGTTGTTGCATAGCTTGTACTTCCTGTTGGGTCATGTCACGTATCAATTCAATTCTTTCTGTGTAGCCAATAGAATCAGCAAACAACATGAATACTGCTGGAAAATCCACTGTCTGGCCCTGCGTGGCTAACTGCTGTAGCAACAGAGGGTTCATCATTAACTGCATTAAAGGTGGTGCCATAGCTGACAAAGCCTGTCTGGATGTCATTTTGGAGCCTGCACGCATCTTGAACCGGACATCTGCATTAAATACAGATAAGGGATCTAGCTCTCTACCATCTACTGCTTGTACAAGTTGATTGGGGTCCAGGAAACGCTGGTTCATTTTGTGTGTATCTGCCAGCATGCACTGCAGAACATTCATCTCTATATTCTCTACAAAGTACTGGATACGGCTGAAGGCTCCGCTAGCCAAGGCGTTGGCACCTGTAGCTGTGCGTAAAGCAGGGTTTTGTCTGGCTGGTGCGCCACTAACTAAATCGTTCAATCCTGTAATCTTTTGGGCACGGTTCTCACTAGCTTCTTGCTCTACAAAGGCCTGTGAGGTGGCTCCAGTTGGAAATAGACGTATGACATGCTTAGAGGGGTCATCAGCTGATATAAGAGCACCTGGACGCTGCCTTAGCTGGCTCTGGGGTACATTGATACCTCTATGTTTGACTGTAGGTGGATGAATGCTCAAAGCCAGTTCATCTATCCTGGCATTTAACACAGCCTGCTGGAATCGTTGTTCCCCTTCCAGAACATCAGACATGGCCTGACCATAGAACCTATCAGACATATCTGCATATGTAATGGCGTAGAAGGGTATAAAACCAAATGGGTTAGATTGATTAAATATTACCCATGAGGTAGCCCCATTACGGATAACCTGTACATATCTGGATTTAGTCCAATAATGCAAAACCTCAGCGCGGTGACCACCGGGGTCCAAGGTAGAGTCTGTACGAGGATCATAACTGCCCTGCCTGGATGCTTCTGTAAACAGCAGGGTATTGTCAGCCTCTGTCATAGGCTTGTCTGTGGCCATACGATTTAGGAATATGTTGGAGGGTATAGTCCAATCCTGCTGACCACGTCTGGCTGCAATTTCATCTAGGTCTGTCAGGACACGTCTGATGCAATATCTGGCATCCTGGGGTATAGGCGATGGGCAATGGGGATCAATATAGAATTGCTTGATAGATACATGTGAGGCAATGGGCCTGTTTTCAGTCTCAGTAAATTTCTCCTCACGCATCTTAATCGTAAATTTGCCTGTGGGTACACTAATAAAGTTACCTGATAAGTCCCTTATTCTCTGTCGTTTGGGCTTGAAATCTGCTGTATATCGGTTTACCTCACGTTCAGTATGTAGCCATTCTAACTGTATGATTCCAGTACCATATTTAACGCCATCCTTAATGCTGCGGCGCAGGTTTTCCTTAAACTGGCAATTCTCGTATTGGGCTATTAGAACGTCACGAACGATCTCAGCAGCCTCTGGTGGTGTACCTTTTTGGGCATTTACATCAAACCAGGGGTCATTGCCAAATATGGCCTGGAGAGCTTTAGGCAAAAAGGACTCAATTTGCTGGAAAGCCAGATAGACGCCTAATGCAGATCTAGGTATACGAGTACCTTCCCATGTTTTTTGGGGGGCATGGGCTACATAAAGATCATCTGCATTACGAAAACGCCAGTCATGGTTTGTGGTGCGATAAGCCTCAGCCCGCTCAAAGTCACGCACCACCACCTTACCTGCAAATTCATCAGACCATTCCTTTGTAGGTAAATGGATGATATCTTTTTGGGTTCCAGGCAGTTCGCTTACTGTGTCTACTTTAGCCATTAAATACCAGTTTTACTATCGTAGTGTTTATTTAAATCCCCCATTTGATCCCCAAACATGGCCTCCCCACCAAACCCAAATCCATTAAAGTGTGGAGTCTGCCATGGGCCTACAATCTCTTGTTTAAGCCTGGGCAACATATCCAGCTCTATGCCACTGCCCTGATTCTGTGTTTGATCCACCAAAGTGTCCAATATATCGTCATGTTTATATTTTGGAAACCGCAATACCTCGTTGTAGAC